ACTCCTTGAGAAACTTCTTGAGTTACCAAATCAAATAATTTCTTAATAGGTGCTTGAGCTGGAGTAAACTGGAAGGCCACACCATTACCTATAGAATCAATCACTTGAGCTGGAGATCCGCCAAGAATTCCTGACTGCCCTGCCATATAAGCATCTGTAGCTTCTTTACCTGCAGGAGAGTTAGATTTCAATAGCATTAGATATTGTCTAGCTAACTTAGGAGATGCGCTAAGATCTGGAGCTTTATCTCCATACATCACTTTAAGACCAGCTTGGATACGGTCTACAAAGAAATCATCCCCTTCAGCAGCTTTAGCTTTCTCTTCTTTCTTCCAATCAAATTCTTGTTTATGCAATGCATAGTTCTGCATAGCCAAACCTAACTGGGCTTGAGCATTTGCAGCAGACAGAGATTGGAACTTGAGAGCTGTCTGCTCCTTACTAGCATTGATAGCAGTTTGGAGTCCTTCGATATTATAATTCAATCCATCAGTCTTTGCCTTATTAGCAGCAACTTGTGCCGTATCTGCAGTATTCTTTGCACTTGCGTCGACAGCTGCTTGATTTATAGAGATCTCAAAGTTCTTCTGGTTCTGGGCAGTAGCGTTTGACATTTGATTTATTTCATCAATGTGTTGTTTTGCTGCCTGCTCAATTTCTAGGGCGGAGTTATGAGATCTAATATCATCATTAACAGAGAACTGATTAATAATAAAACCAAGCGGATTATCCATGAATCCAACAGAATCTTTCTCCTGGATATCTTTCAGACTCTTAAGTTTCTGATTATACGCACTATTCCATAGATCAACATTCTGAGTGATCTGTTCCCCTTGTTGGTTAAGATCGGCGCCGAATATAGCTCCAGCTTTAAGTCTGGCATTTTGGCTAGCAAGCGCACCTTGATTCTTTACTTGCTCAATGATAGCATTATTAGCGCCGATATCAAGTTGCAAGTCTGCGCTAGTATTTTGCAGATCTGCTTGAGCATTTCGCATTCCAATTTGTGCTGTAGATGCTTGACCAATAACACCAGAAGTATTATTAGCTGCTTCTAGTATAGCACCTAGATCAATTCCAGCCATTAGTTTCTCCCTTGTGCAACTTGAGTTGCTGCAGCAGGTGCATTAAACATTCGTTCCAAGTTATGAAAGAAATCATCTCCAAGAACTTGTTTAACTTTAGCAGTTGTTTGTGCAGTAATAACTGTTTCACCGTCAGATAGACGAGTAGGAATAGAATCAGAAGTTCCAGTTCCGGGCCCTCGAATATTACCTCCGCTTGCAACTCCTGGGCCTGCAGCAGATGCTCCTCCAGCAGCAGCGCCAGCTTCTCCAGAACTACCTCCAGGACCTATAGAAGAATTAGTATTACCTGCCCCAGACCCTCCAGTAGTTCCAAAGTTATCATTTAAAGCCAGAAACGCATCTAATGAATCAGTTCGAGTATTAAGATTAGATGCACTATTCATAGCAAGAGCTGAGAGACTTGGAGTATCTGTAAGCCTACTAATAACATTAGAGGCAACTGCTCCCATAGGTCCCATCATACCAATAGCACTAATAGCTAAGTTTGCTACTCCTGCATCAGTTAGATCTTGCTTGAGACTAGAAGCATATCTAGTTCCATCTTGGCCCTGGACAGCTGCTCTGTTATCTCCATAACCTGATCCAGTAATAGCCTGCATCATAGAATTAGCTGCAGTATCACTTACCGTTCGTGGACCAATCTCTCCGGATGCAGTAAGATTAGCTTGGGGAATAACTGCAGAGTCCAGAATAGATCTATCTACGTTCCTATCTACAAATCCGCCTGCAGCATAACCTGGAGTTTTTCGTACAGTCCCGCCATTAGCAAAACCAAAGAAGCTTGCAACATCATCCCAAACACTAGAACCGCCAGCGGAAGTTGCTGCATCAGATACGGCGCTAGATGCAATACTAGATCCTGCATCTCCTAGGAAAGCATCTGCTGCACTAGCTCCTAGCGAATCAGTTGCAGATTCCGCTAGATAGTTAGAAGCAGCATCAGAGAAAAGATTAGTGCCGCCGGAATCAATTACATTTCCAGCGCCGCCTGAGAACATATCACCTACAGAAGATATAGCAGAATCTAAACCTTTATTAATAGAATCGCTTAAAGGGTCAGTTACTGATTTAGAGAGTTTCTTTAGCAGCGGAGCGCCCACCTGTGTAAGTGCCAGAGATCCTAAAGTAGAACCAATTCTAGAACTAGATAGTGGACCAGGTTGAGAAGTTGTACGAGATCCACCAGAGGTTACAGTAGTTCTAGTAGAGCCTGCATTCTTAGCTGCAATATCTGCTGCAACTTGCGCCCGACCTAGAGCTAGATTAGTGTCGCTATAAGTACTAAGACCCGCACCATGAGATGCTTGATTCAGGGGTGCCATAGCTGCATCAATCTGAGACTGCATCTGAGCAGTTGTCATGTTAGATGCATCTGTAGTTGTAGTAGTGGTGGGAGAGTCAGTAGTTACACTGGTCTTACCATTATACAAATCTAGAATAGAAGTTAATCCTGCAATAGGATCACGTTCTTTGATTGCAGAGTCTGCCATTATGCTACCCCTTTAACTTTTTCAATAGTTCTCTGCACTCCATAGCCAGTCATAACTGTGCCAAATAGGATATAAAGAGAATCTGGAATTGCAGCCAGCCAAGCTTTAAATCCTGCCGCCACTGCCTGAGCTACTTCTGGTTTCCATGCAGCAATAAATCCCATGGGAATTCCTGCAAGTAGCATAATATATACTACATACAGAAAAGATGGCCGCGCTCTAGAAGTCCAAGGATCAGTAGACTGAGAATCAGAAATAATTGCAGACATTGATACCCGCACAAGATCTAAATCTCCTGCACGATCTGCCTGATACATAGCAAGCTTAGCTGCTGCAGCTTGTGCAGGATCTGGAACAAATCTATCTATAGCTTTACCTATAAGATCTATCCCAGCTGTGATTGGGTCAAGTGACATAATCTAATTCCTTTTCTTACTTACCTAAAATACTACGAATGATTGTCTGTGCGAAAGGAGACAGAAATGCATAGCAAGTATCGTTAGGGTGCGCCTGTTGATTAGCAGTTCCAGAAGGATAAGCAAATCCAGAAAGTAAAGATGAGGGGGATGCACCATTAGTTGTCAGTGCATAACGATCCAAGAATGGAACTCCCATAACCTGCGCAAGAATACGAAGAGTTACATAATAAGCCTGATCTGCAGCATCTTGCGCTCCTGTAAATGGGGCCCAGGGAGTAGAACTGCAAAGAACTAGTTTAGTTCCAACATTATCACAAGCTTGCTTAATAGCGCCTAACCAATTCTTGGTACGATTCAAAGTAGTTGCTACATTCAAACCGGAGTCATTAGGACTATTTGGAGTGTAGAAAAAGATGTTAGGGCGGAATGTAAGAATGAAATTGATAGCACTATTTGCATAGTTATCTACACCTTGGCCTGGACGAGTATGTTGCAGGTAAGAAACATTAGCAACTCCTGCGGCAGTTAATGCATCGCAGGCAAGTTTAATCTCTGAACTCCTACCATCTGTACTAGCCTGGCCTTTGGAAATAGAATCGCCTCCAGAGGCCACAGTGTAAATAGAGGAATCAGTAAACAGAACTAGATCACCAAATATATAATTAGTGGCAGTACCTACAGAGGTGAATCCAGATTGATTGGTAGATGCATAATCAGCTCCAGCCTTTGAAAAACCTGCAAAAGAAACTCCACCTGCAGTTATAAGCTCTACTGGATTAGTTAAAATATCTACCGCAGTAGAGTATACGGTGGTTGTATTAAGAGCTACAAATACGCGACCCTCCACAAGATATCCAGAACCTCCGTCAGTTCTAGCTATAGATGGCAGTGCAAAAGGATCACTTACTGCGAACTCTATGATACTAGCACTTGCAGTTCCTTTCCACTGACTAGCTGCTACCGGTCCTGCATAACCTCCGCCCCAGGTAGGAACTACGAAATTAGAAGCAACTACTGCGGGCAGAGCACTAGCGACAGTTCCAACTCCGTAAGTACAGTCCACAGCAGGCTTTGCTCCTGCAGAATAAGCAATGAACCTACCGCCGAAAAAGGGATAGTTAACCTGCCTACGAAATCCAAATGTACTGCCAGATCCAGAACCTGTATAAGCAGTTGGATTAGAGAATTCTTGAGTATAAAAAAGATTGCCAGGATACACTAAAGGAATCACACGACTCCTAGAGTTATCATTTGCATCAAAGATTTGATTTTTATCTACACCATAATTTGCAGTAACCATTGAAGTCATAATAAGTTTCCTAATTTATCAGTGAGTCCAGAAGAGTATCCACCATTTGAAAGCAAGGATAGCACCTGATTTCTTTGCACTCCATCGGGGTTACTATTCCAAGATATATGCACCCAAGTATGTTCAAGTATTAGTTGATCAAATCGTACAAGACTAGAGTACTCGATAAGTTTCTTGCATATCACGAGAGCTGAGCCAAAGGAGGGACAGATAAAATCTACTGCCTCACCTTTAATATGTTGACTAGTTGATTTAGATCCTAGCGCAGTATTAAGTCCAGGAGATCGGTACCAAGAATCAATTGAGATTGCACGGTTACCTAGTACAGCCCGAACTTTTTCCATGCCAATAGCAGTTTTGGCTATGGTAGGATATAGAGAGTCTGGCAGGATATTTGGTATGCCCAATCTCTCAGCAGTTTGAGAGTGTGTAACTTCTTGAAGTGAGAAATGATCAGAGATTTGTGTAGGATTCATGGTGTTGTTTAGTAAGCACTGCCTATTCTTTATATCAAATCTGGCCTGAATACTAGAGTGTTAGCTCCTAAGGCATAGCCAATTCTTTGTACTACAGTTCCAGCTCCAGCTGCAATTAATCCATTAGTGTTAGATTGATAATATGTTACTCCTGGTGTTAATCCTCCTATAAGAAAGCAGGTACCTTGTTGAATAAATTCTCCGTAAGATCCAGACAATACTGCAGTAGTACAGAAAGCGTGGCAATGTTTACCAGCCGCAGTATTATTTGCATTACGAACATTTAAAACTCCTGCATTATTCCAGAAATTAACTGTCGCACCGGCTGCAATATTTTCACTAGCTAGCGCATAAGTGCGAGTAAGATTCTGAAGTCTGTTCCAATTAGCTGGGTTAGTTTGTTGACTCCAGTAAGCAGGATCTTCTCCTAGTACTCCTGTGTATTGATCTAACACGCCCTGCAAGAGTTTAATACCATTTCGTAGGCGAAGATTATCATTCCAAATATCTGGATACTTAGATTGATCAATTTCTGGTGTTGCAGATATTCCGGTATTAGTAGAGAAACTTTGTGCAGCCATTCTTTATCTCTTCCCGTGCACATTGAATTGAAGGACTAGAGAATCTAACACAAACCCTCCCTGAAAAAGAAGCGAGTGGTTAATACCAATAGCACGAGTAGAGTATTCTTTGGCTAATCCGGAAGCGTAAGTTAGTGTTGGATCAGATAGAATATTATTTTTACCATCTAAAGCTGTCATGATCTGGAGAGTGAAATTCTGAGAGGCTCTGATAGATTCTAGGAATATCTGGTCTAACTGGAGCAAGCGTGCGCGAACATACTGGTATTTACCAAGTATCATAGTTCCACTAAGATTGGGAGATCCTATAGAGAAATCTACCACACTAACGGAACCATCTTTCTTGAGGAAGCCAAAAGATTGTCTAGGAGTTTCTAAGATTCCTGCCGCTGCCAGATGATAGGTGAAAACATCTACATGAGTTAGTTTAATTTTCCCGTATCTTTTAACTATCAGATCATAAACAATGGCATGAGTAAGTTCTGTGAGCCCATAAGATATAACTAAATAGCGATCCGCAACTACTGCAAGTTTCTTTTTCAGTGGGGCAGATAGGATAGTGGTTGAGAATGTATCGGTTACATCATCGAAATCTTCAAAATATCTACCTGATATGAAATCAGTAATCTCAGGATACATTGTCTGAGTCTGAGAGGTAGATATTAGCTGAAGACCTGAAGTAGTGTAGGCGTAGAGACCAGAAGAATTAGCATCCCAAGTTACTAGTTCCAGAGAAGTCATACCACCAGAATTAACAATCTCTCGAAATTGGAATGGATAACGAGTATTATTCTGATACAGGGCAGCTACACAATTATCTGCAGTACCTACAATAAATCCAAGAGTATGGGGAACACAGTAGTTAATAGCTCCTCGCGCAGATTCTACAGCTCCACCTCCAGCTCCTGTAACTAAAGAAGGGGTGAAGTCTGTAGGATCGATAGTAGAGGACCAAGATACTTGGGAGTTAGACCAAGCAATTAAATACCCCGCAGAGTATGTAATGCCTATAATATTTGCAGCTGTGAGAGAGGTAAGAGGAACTGCAACGAAAGCAGCTGTGCCGAAATCATATTTATAGCACCCAGTATTAGCTACATAAATATAAGTAATACCTGCTACATAGGCTATAGTTATAAGTTTTCCGGCGGTTACTGAAGTTTTCAATACCCAAGGCGCGCCTGTGCCATCAGAAATATAAAAGCCTCCTGAGGTTGTAACACCTAAGAAAGCTTTATTATCTGAACCATCACGAAGAAGTAAGATAGATGTAAAATCTGTGATACCTACAACTGTCGGTAAGATAGGTGTGAATCCTATTGCTTGCCACCCATTTGCATAGGGCATCACATTGTGGCAGTAGTATAACTGAGGAATACCGATATCTTTATCTTGATCCTCAGAAGATACAACCTGCCTGGAAAAGTTCTGGTCTGGCCCAGATACAATAATAGATCTACCAAAATTCTCTGAGATAAATGGAAAGGATTTAGCAGATAGGTTAGCTCGATAAGTAATCTGTGTCATGTTTGAGTTCCGATCACAGTACCGTCAGTATCGCTGGAAGGTGCAGAATTCTTAATACGCAGGCGAGTGGAAGAGTCTACCCAAATATGATAGATGCCAATCATTAGGTGGGTAGTATTCCATCCAGCATTACCTGCAGTATCTTGGAGTTTCACATTACCTGAGACATTAGCAACTGAACCAACACCTGGAGCTAATATAATATCTCCGCCAACTGAGGCGAAACCTGCATTTCCAGATTGTCCTTTAATTGTACAAGTTTGTGGAGCTACAGCAGTTGCAGGAATAAGATTAGCTGGGGCAATTCCTCCTGGCACTAGAGCCCAAGAATCTTTTGCTGTAACTGAGCCTGCAGAAGTTGCAATAACTCCTACAGACGCAGTCTCTGAAATAAATATAAATTTATAGGAAGGTAGAGTAGAAGAGCGGGGAACTTGTGTCATATTATTTTCCTGGAGGTGGAGTAAAATGTATTAATGCTGCAAAAGCAGCTCCTACTATTGTTACCCACTTTGCTACAATTCCTACATACCTCATGATAGTAAAGAAAGACTTACCAAGTTCCAGAAGTTCTCGTATCTCTTTAGTGAGTTCTGTATTCTTAATAAGTTCAGCGGCCATAGTATCTTGAGTTAACTTTGTGTCTTTAGTTAACTGCTCAAGAAATCTAAGCCTCTCATCTCTGTCGAATTCTCTGCGCTCAATCATAGAAACTCTTTCAGTGAATTCTTGAGGTAGCAAAATTAATCTCCTGAGAATTGATCACGCGGAGTTGTAGCGCCAGAAGGCGTATCTTTACTATCTACAGAGTTATCGAATTTCTTTTGGGCTTCTGCTGCTTGCAGAGTTTGAATATTAGTAACTATGTCTCGATGCTGATACTGTAGAAGAGCTAATTGAGTCTCGATAAGTTTGAGTTTTAGTTGTTCGGTTTCTAGATTAATTTGCACGGTATTTCCTTTTAAGCTGCTGCAACGACTGTAACTGTTCCACCTGATCCACGGTATTTTAGTGCCCCTGCTTCTACATATAGTTGGCCCATTCCAGCAGGAGAAGTAGAGGGAGCAGTGCCGTTGCCAATACCAATAACTCTGGCCGCAGCAGTTCCTGCCGCAGTTGCTCCCAATAGAAAGTTCTGCCCTAGGAATCTAGCCATTTCAGATACTGTATCAGCTTGGCGAATACCGATTGTTAATGCAGATGCTACCCAGTTAACATCTTGTGGTTCGTAGCGTAGACGTCCTGCAGTTTTAAATGCTGATACAGTATCTAATCCGCCAAATGTAATACCTGCAAATTTTGTGGTATTAGATACTGCAGAGACATTATTCACACTTATCACATCAACGCCAGAATTAGCATTGGGTGAAAGTGTCATTACGCCACCGATATCATGACTAAAAATATTGGCAGTATTAGAAGCATTTACATATCTGGCAAAGAAACCAGTAGACGCGGTATCAGTAAACCTCTGCAAAATAAAGGTATCATTACCGTCTACCAGTTGCTTGGCTGCCAGCATAACACCAGAAAATCCTGCGGCAGCTGTATTAATTTGTACTCCGCGATTTAATGTGCCAAATGAGTTTTTAATCCACAGACCTACAATACTGCAATCTAATATACTTCCATATTGCCAAGATGCGCCAGGGCCGGACCCTGTTCTAATAGCCTCAAAACCTACATAAGGATTTGATGTGCCAACTCCGTTTACAGAAATGCCTTTAACTGTAGCAGTGGCAGAAAAGCAGTCAACGTCAACTTCGATACATTGATAAATACCAGCTGCACCAGAATCTGCAGCTATCAGTGCATTAATAGCCCAAACATTTGCAGCTACATTTGTACTGGACCCCCTAGACCCTGCATAAAGTCCCACACTCTGCCCGGCACCGTAACTAGAAGGTTGTAGCATTTCCACATTAAACGCTGCAATACCGCCATTAGAATTTGTGGAGTGTTCGCTAGATCTAGACTGAATCCACGGACCTACTGCAAGTTGTGCAGTATTTGTATTCATGTACGGAAACTTACCTTCCCCCACTCCTGTGCCGCTAAAAGTACTTCCAGCTCCAATATCCCAATAGATACTCTTAGTTCCCCAAGTTAGAGTAGTATTGAGAATATAAGCTCCATCAGGAACTAAAATTCTACCCCCAGTGGCAGGTAGCGCAGTTACTGCTGCCAGAAAATAATTATAATCATCTGCACCTGTACCTGCAGGCCCGAAATTTTTAACTGAGATTACATCATCAAATCTAGCCTTACTAGATCTAGCAACTGCTCCAGTGCCAGCCCCTGTATAAGATACAATGGATGCATCAGGTACGAATTGCAAAGTAGCTAAAGGAAACCCTATAACTTCTACAGTATCTAGAGCAGTTACAGCTGTTAGAAGAGTGAAAGATGTTGTAGAAGTTTCTGTAAAATCAACACCTACCCTCTGTTTAATTCCATTAATAAAAACGAGTAAAGAATTTGTGCCAATAGTATAAGAAAAAAGAGTAAGGTTAAAAACAGTCTGGCCGTCGGTAGGTGCAAATACTTGAGGTACTAAAGTACCAGAAGCATTTACATTAATCGAGGTTCCACCGCCAAATAAAGATGTCATTATATTTCCCTTAACTCTCTTAATAACCTTGAGCTACAACATTAGATCCACGAATCATAGCAATCTGTTCTGGTATCATAGTCCTGTAAGATGCAGCTTCTTCGTCCTTACCAATTGCTTTAAATACTGTAGCAGCCGCATCAAATACAATAGCATAGGGGTGATCTTTTGCAATCCAAGAATTATAACCTGCCGTTGTAATATCAGGATTTAGATAGCATCCCATTAGATAATATTGCTCAGAGGTTTCAGATTTAATGTTTGCATAAGCGCCGGCAAAATAATAAATATTTGTCTTCTCTACCGTATAACGATCTAATACAAGTTCTGGCTGTATTAGAGTTAGAAAGGCACCAGGAGTTCCTGTATTATTATCATATTTGCGCAAATATTTATTAGCTCGCCAAAGAGGTAGCAAAGCGCGATAATCTAATTGCTGAATAAAAGCAGCTGACGAGAAAGCAACACCAGTTTCGAATATATCTTTGTAATAGAAATCAGACTGGTGTGCTTTCAAAGTTGCAGATTTAATAGCCGAAGCTGTTTCAGCCACTCGATCTGGGCGTCCAGTGATTGTATAAACTTCTTGAATTAATTCTGCAAGTGTCATAATTATTTACCGACTTTCATTAGGCGAGCAGCCAAACCTACACCAGATCCGCCAGCTGCTGCATCTTGAATTGCAATAGTAGAAGAAGGTTTAAGAGGATCTTGAGCAGAATCTCCCATATTATTATCTGGGTTAGTAGCTGCTGCCATAGAGGCTTTATATTCTGCAATGATAGATTCACGCAGTCCTGCAATTGGATCCACTTTAGTAGAATCTACCTCTACCTCTGCAGAATCAATATAAAGAATAGGATGGCCAGCTGCAATCTCTGCCTCAAGTTCTTGGATCTCGGCAGGAATAGAAGTATGGAACTTACCATTTACAAAGATAGCAGGTTTGCCATTTTTGAAAATATAGTTAACAGAAGGAAGAGTTGCTTTGAAGATTTTTGCGATTGTCATGATTGAGTCCTAGGATTGAAAAGATGCTAGTTTTTATTTTCCGCAGAACTAGCAAACTGCGTACCCTAGGAAGGAGCGGGGATTAACCTGCTGCAGCTGCAGTCAGGGCGTAAATGATAGAGTTAGCTGGAGGATTCTTGATAACACAAGTAAGTTCGGTAGTCAGAGTTCCACCAACTGCATCGATACCATTATCAGAAACATCCATATCGCTTTGATCTGGCATGTTAAATTCTTTATTCTGAGTCTTACGATCACCCAGATAAGCAAGGCGGAAAGTGCTCAGATCTACTGCAACTGCCATCTTACTCCAAGAAGTATTAGAATTGAACAATGGATGCTCAATCATACGGAAAGTTCCGCGAGCAGTTTTGAAAGTAGAGAATTGCAAACCATAGGAAGTTTGGCCATCTACAATATAATACGTACCATTCAAGCGACCAATGTTATTAATCACTCGCTTAGCAGTACCACCTACAAACAAAACTCGCTCATTAGCAACCTTTGGATCGGTTGCTTGATTGAATACGGGATCAAGGAAACCTTCCAGTTGAGTATAGTTGGTAGTACCGCCTGCAGTATTTACGTTAACTGCAGCATAGTAACTAGGATAGTAAGAGAGATTACCAACAATATTGATGAGACCGTCCATAGTACGGAAAGGCTGGCCATTGCGAATACCTTGAGACTTCTGACCAAAGAAGATAGCTTTCTCAATATCAGCTGCGTGGAAAGCTGCACAATCTTGACGACTCTCTGCAACATTGGTCTCCCCTGCAATCATCATCGTGGTACGAACAGTATCAGTGATCGCCCAAGTATTACGGAAAATCTGAGTCAAATTAGTAATACGAACTGGGTTGATAATCAAAGATTGCGGACGAAGAGAACCTTCTTCAAAAGCATTACCAACTTGGTAAAGAGAAATAGAAGCTGCAATTGCTTGAGCTGCTACAGTACCAACTGCACGCTGCACAGAAACAGAAGTTGCAGAGATTACAGAGTTAATGAGAATATTCTCACCAGTAGAATCCACCCGCATAATCATACCAGGCAGGACATTGGAAGTGGAGCCAACTGTGAAAGTTGTATCACCCGCTGCTTGGCCAGCTGCAGAAACTACCAACTGAGGAAAGAGCATAGTCTTGGTAAAGAAACCATGTTCAACTTGTACTGCAGTATCACTTGGTAACATGGAAGTCATACCAAACAAAGGTGCAGTACCATTAGGCATCAAACGAGTAATCATCTGAGCAAACGATTTCTTTGCTAGATCTTGCGTAAGTGCGCCAGTATTGAAAATACCAGTAGACATTTTTTATCCTTTAGAATTAGAGAGAGAGATTGAGATTCGGGAGACTTACAAAGACAAACCAGTTGCAGTGTAAGTTGGGCTAAAAGTGAAAGTTTGGCCAGTTGCAGTAGTATTGCTATTACCAGACATAGTAACAGACAGAGATGCAGCGTTGATACCAATAATAGTATTACCTTGTTGACCTGCGATAGCATTAGTAACTACTTGACCGATCGACATTGCTGCAATTTGTGCAGAGGTGAAACCAGTAAGAACTGCATTAGCATTAGTGGAACTAATGTTAGTAGTAGTAATTAGCGGAGTACCGTTGGTAATTTGGATTAGGAAGTCTTTAGAACCTGCAGCAGATCCAGCAGCACCTGCAGCTACAGTACCTCGAACCAAAGTTACGCCTGCATTAGAGGGGGCAGCTACGGTAATCACATTTGCGGAAAGATTAATCATTTTCCAGCGGAAACTAAAATTCTTTTCTACGCCAATCAAGCCCATGCCTGCAATCATCGCAGTAATGAGAGCGTCAGCAGTTGGCAAAGTATCGGTAGAAACACCTGCAGGATTACGTGCATAGCAAGTACTATTAAGCAACATTGCTGCAGTAAGCGCAAGAGTCGTATTAGTTGTATCAGTTGCAGGAATTGGAGGTTCCATCAAAGACAGAATATCTCCAATAGACAATTGGCGATTAATACCGCCATCTAGAACCATTGGCTTAACAGCACTCATGAAATACTCCTATTAAGAAAGGGCCGAAGCCCGAGAAAGAAATTAACCTAGAAATGCAGACCAGTCTTCCTGCTTAGCTGCCCTATTAGCTGCACGACTTGCAGGAGTTTCAACAGGTTTCGGAGCAAAAGATACTCCAATAGCAGAGAAGTAATCATTAACTTGTTTTTGGATCTCACTAGAAGTTGCAGTAGGATTCTTACGAACAAACTGTTCACTTAGTGCAGATACAAGTGGAGTTAAAGCTGGATTGGAAAGAAGGGGATTGTCGGTTTGAAGATTCTCGTTTACAGAGAATTTCTTAACCATTGAGGGGAGTCGTGCATCGTAATTTGTCTGTGCTTTTGCAAGTGCTTGGTCTACAATTTTGGTAGTAGCAAAC